GAATAAGCCAACCGGAGGTGATGCAGCATGAACCTGGAAAACGCAGTCAAGTTTCACTTCGCGAAGTCTACGCAGATAAACGATACGCCGCGTGCAACCTCCTCAGAGACATTAACTGGTACTGACGTGATGGCTGCAATGGGTATGACACAAAGTCGCGCCTCATTAGGTTACAGCGCGTTTTTAGGGAAGATGGAAATCAGCAGCAATGACCGTGAGAAAGCTATTGAACTGCTGACCCAATATGCACTTGAGCACTGCGATAAGGTTGCCGCCTTACGTAAGCTCGAAAATGATATTAAGCCAAAGGTAATGCAAGTGCTCGCAACATTCGCATTTGCTGACTATTCCCGCAGTGCTGCCAGTACGCGAACCTGTGATTGCTGTGGTGGCAAGAAGTTTATCGATGCTGAAGTCATGACGATGAAGAGCGTCGGGCAGCCGTACCTTACTGAGCGCAAGGAAACGGTGAAGGTACTGTGCCATAAGTGTAAAGGGAAGGGTGTACTGACCAATGCCTGCCAGTGTAACGGTAAAGGCGTGGTAGTCGACAAAGAGAAAACTATTCTACAGGGCGGAGTTCCTGCATATAAAACGTGCGGGCGCTGCAATGGGCGTGGTTATGCTCGCTTGCTGCCTGATTCTGTACGGCAATACATTTGCGCTTCGGTGATAGATGTACCAGAAACCACATGGCGCAGGTCTTACAAGGACTTTTTCGAAAGTCTGGTCGGTGAGTGCATTAAGCAGGAGGAGTATGCAAATCAGATGCTGAACAAAGTCACTCGCTAGAAATTATTTTCTACGAAATAGGATTAATCTAGAAAATCACACTTTACAAAGTGGCGATATTTGTTTAATCTGAAACCAATGATGGAGTAGTGCAGTCATTCGATAGCCCTGAGTTAATAGCTCGGGGCTTTTTGCGTTACAATCACAGCGGAAAGAGCGTTAGGTGAATCGGCGATACTGCCCCACAAGCCCGTTAATCGATAGAGGTAGACTAGCGCTCTTCCCTTTGTGATGAATTATAAATAGGTCGCTAAGGCGGCCTTTTTTATTGCACGACCTTTCTGAAAGCGCATCCCACCAAATACCAGACAGACAATACCCTCACCTTATCCGCTGTGGCTACGGTGGATGCGCTTTGCAAAAAAGAAAACCCGCTCAATGGCGGGCTTCGTGAAGATGGGTGGCAAGAGACTGCTCGAACAGCCTCTTGCCTGATTTGCTCATGCCTTTAGTCACGAACAAACCACGTTACCGCAAAATGTATCCTGGATTTGTTCTCTATTACATCAACCTTTTCTTAATTACGAACAAATCCCCCGCAATGAGGGGTAGAGCATGTTCCGCATGAATACAAGCAACGGATTCTGGTCCTACTTTTGGTCAGGTCTAACGGGATTTTTCGCCATGCTAACTCTTCAGGATGTCCTCTTCGCCCTGGGATTTGCCATCACGGCGACATTCACCTGGCTGACATACAGGTCGAACGACCGAAAGAACAAAGCAGCGATTGAAGAAGATCGCAAACGCACAGACATCCTCAAGGCAGCCTATGCCAGAGGTGATGTGGCGAACATTACCGAAGCAGCTGCAATTGTGAAGAGCATAGATGCAGAGCTTCAGCCTCAGGATTCAACTAATGGCAATTCCAGCAAAACTACGTAATGCACTGGTAGCTGCATCAGTTGCCGGTTCGATATCCATCGCAGGTGTACTGATACAAGACCAGGAAGGCGTGGTTTATAAGCCATATTTGGATCCGATAGGAATACCTACCGTATGCGCTGGCGTAACTGGTGCAGATGTGAAGATGGGTAAGACCTACACAAAAGCAGAATGTGATTCGCTGCTATACAAGCACATGCAGCCAGCTATCAAGGCTGTAGACGGTTCAGTTAAAGTGAAACTGAATGACTATCAGAAAGCTGCCCTGTATTCATTCACCTACAACGTAGGTTCTGGCGCTTTCCAGTCATCCACCTTGCTGAAGAAGCTAAACCGCAACGATATCCCCGGGGCATGTGATGAAGTGCGCCGATGGACATATGCCGGTGGAAAGCAGTGGAAAGGTCTAATCAACCGCCGGGAAGTGGAGCGCCAGTTATGCTATGGAAAACCGTAGTGGCTCACTGGAAGGTAATTGTCTTCGCTATGATGTTCGTATGGGTGGTTATTGCTGGCAAGGTTGCTAACACCTACCACGATAAATACCTGCAAGCTGATAAAGACCTGAAGCTAGCCAAGCAGACAATAAACGACATGCAGACGCGCCAGCGCGATGTTGCCAATCTCGATGCCAAATACACACAGGAACTTGCTGATGCTCAGGAAACTATCAATCAGCTTGAGCGCGATGTTGCTACTGGCAAGCGTCGGTTGCAGCTCAACGCAACCTGCAAAGGTAATACCACCGGATCCTCCGGCATGGATGATGCTACCAGCCCCAGACTTACTGACTCCGCTGAACGGGATTATTTCACCCTCAGACAGCGAATCGAAACAGTCACTAAGCAACTAACCGGATTGCAGGAATACGTCAGAACGCAATGCCTGAGGTAGCCGATGAGAAAACGAGAGCGTGAAATAACGCTGCTCTACGGAATGTCCATCATACGCGATGACGTTCTTAACCACCCGCTACCAAAGCATTCAGCCAAAGACAGATTAATCACCTTCGTGCATTACGCGTTTGCATTATCTTCTTTCCTCACACTGGCGGCCTCATCAATCATCCTGATTCTCTCGTTCATCCCCACTACGGGATAACAACCAACGGAGCCAACAATGGCAGACATTACGCAAATGACAGATGCACAGAAACTAAAGCTAGAAGTCTACCGCCTGGTGATGAATGACTCAGCCGCTACCGAAAAGGCCATTGAGTTTATCGCTGGTAACGAGCTGAACTTTGAACTGTTCAAAGATGCGTATGCTAAGACAGCAAATGAGCCAACAGCTCTAGCTAAAACTGAAAAGGCGATTCGGGAAGCCAAAGAAGTTCTCGACCTGTTCACGACTGGAGTTTGATATGACTACTGTGGCATGGGATGGAATCACGTTAGCTTCCGACACCCAAGCTTCAAGTGGTGATGTCGTCTGCTCTCATGATGAGAAAAAGATTTACAGGCCTTCAGGTGATGAGTGGTCAGTGTATGGTGAGAAAATTATTGCCATAGGGTGTTCTGGAGATTGTGGCGCAGAGATGGAGATTCAGGACCTGCTTCAGAACGGTATGACATATGCATCTGAGTTTTTACCAACCTTCGCTTTCTCATGCCTTGCGATTGTTGGGGTTAATCGCTCATATCTGATTACGAAAGGCGCTGGCGATACCAGGGCAAATATATCACCTCAAATTACGCCATATGCCATCGGCTCAGGCGGTCTAATCGCTAGGGTGGCAATGTACTGCGGCAAAGATGCAGTTAATGCTGTGAAAGTTGCAATCGACATGGACTGCTATTCCGGTGGTCGGGTAGAAACATTCGAACCGTAAGGGGCTGGGCATGATCATAAAGGGAAGGGCGATAATCATCGCTGGACAGCCCGGCGCATCAAACACTCTTACGATTGGAACGGTAACAACACTTCCTGCTGGTTCATCAGCAACTGCCTCGATAAGCGGAACATCCCCGAATCAGGTATTGAATCTTGGAATTCCGATTGGGAGCACCGGATCTCCTGGCCCAGCAAACACATTAACTATCGGCACAGTAACAACATTGCCCGTTGGTGGCTCAGCCACAGCGACAATCACCGGGACAGCACCAAATCAGACGCTGAACCTTGGAATACCCACAGGAGCAACCGGTGCTCAAGGTGTAGGATTATCACCAGGTGCAGGAATCACAACAGCGGTAACGCTAGGCACCTCATTCCGGGCGACAGACACAACGAAACCTCACTTCCTCTCTGTGATGATTGATGTTGCCTACTCAATCACATTGGCCGCAACGCTGGCTGATGTCGTCGAGCTATGGGTGGGGCCAGTGTCAGCTGACGTTGCTTCAGGTAATACCGCAACAGCCAAGCGAGTGGCTTCATTCAGGTCATCTCTAACCGGCATCGCAGTATCTATAGGAATGGGATCAGGTGACCGAGGTCAATTAACCTGGCTTGTTCCTGCTGGCCATTACTGCGCAGTACGTAGAACAACAGGAACCACAGCAACCATCTCTGAAGTATTCATGCAGCCATTAACATAAAGGAGTTAACCATGGCGATTAACACATCAATGCTAACGGTTGGCTCTGCATGGATTCAGGTTACTGACGGAACGCAGACAAAAACAGTTCAGGTGCTTTCAGGGGCCGTGCGCTTAGCGGATGCAACAACTAACCCGGGGAATGGCTTCTGGCAAGGTCACATGTTGACCGACAACGACGATAACTGGGCAACGATTACACCGCCTACTGTCGCCTGGATTCGAACCGCTTCAAATGACGGCGACTCAGCCGAAGTCTCTATCAGCTAAAGGAACAATCATGGCAATTACATCTATCCAGACAGCAACGGCTGGCTCTGTCGCTAACCTCGTTACGGTTGTTAAAACACATATCGCTGCATCACGATTCCCGCAGGGCAGCCTTAAAGGCGTTCATGCAACTGTCAGTAAGACGGAATACTTCCAGGTTGTAGCAGCAGGCGGCACTACAGCCACTGATTACGACATCGTGGTAAGTCAGGATCGCGCTGACTTCACTATCAAATGCAACGCGAAGATTACTGCTGGCTTCCTTCCTTTGGGTGACATGGTTGTCATTCAGATGGGCCCGGGTCGTACAGTAGAGTACGCACAAGCATTCACTAAGGCTTAAGAGGAATGAAGATGAAATGTTCAACAACTCAAGGGTATGACAATCCGAGTAAGTTCCGCGAAGAATGGGATAAGCAAACAGAAGGTAAATGATTATGGCGGCGCCCAAAGATAACAAATATGCCGAAGGGAACAGCGGAAAGCCTACTCAGTACAAAGCTGAGTATGCAGCGCAGGCAGAGAAGCTTTGTTTGCTGGGCGCTACAGATGATGAGCTTGCTGATTTCTTTGATGTGCATCGCTCAACTATCTATCGCTGGAAGCTTGAGCATGAAGAGTTTTGCAACTCCATAAAAGCCGCCAAGGAAATTGCCGATGAGCGAGTAGTAAGAAGCTTGTACCAAAAGGCAACTGGCTATAACTACGTCGAACAGCAGGCGTTCAAACTTAAGGTTGACCAGCACGAAGAAGAAATTGAAGTGGTTGATGTTGAACGTCATGCGCCAGCTGATACAACCGCCGCAATCTTCTGGCTTAAGAACAGACAGAAAGACCAGTGGCGAGATAAGCAAGAGGTGGCTCATACCCATCATTTCGAAAATCTAAGTGACGATGAAATTGATCGAAGACTTACGGAGTTAGAAAATGGACAAGCTTCCGCCTCGGCACAATCTGAGCAGAGAGCAGAAGATTGAGCTAATTCAACTTCTAGAAGAAAAGCAGCGGCGTGAAAACGTATACCGTTATAAACGCTTCTACAAGTCACGCTATCCATGGCAAAAGAAATTCATCGCAGCAACATCTCAATTCAGCCAGGTGGCATTAATCGCCGCTAACCGTACTGGAAAGACAGACACCGGAACCGGCATTGACGCTATCCATGCAATGGGTGATTACCCTGAAGGATGGGATGGTCACAAATTCGATCATGCTCCTCTTATCTGGTGCCTAGGTTACTCTGGTGAGAAATGCCGAGACCTTTTGCAGACGCCTATGCTTGGTCGTCGTACTGACAACGGTTGGGATGGTGGATTAATACCAGGTGAATTAATTGTTGATACTGAGCCAATGCAGGGTACGCCTAACGCCGTTCGTTCTGCATACATCAGGCACAAATCAGGCCAGCTATCAAAGATTCAATTCTGGTCCTACTCACAAGGCCAGCATGCACTGATGGGCGATGCCGTTGACTGGTTCCATATCGATGAAGAGCCAAAGGACGCGACGATTTATCCACAGGTGCTTACGCGTACTGCAACAGGTGACAAAGGCAATGGTGGCCGCGGAATTCTGACGTTTACTCCGGAAAACGGGCGTACTGACCTCGTTATTGCATTCATGGATAACCCATCATCCGGCCAGCATTGCATGAACGTTGGCTGGGATGATGCGCCACACCTGAGCGAGAAGGTTAAGAAAGACCTGCTTGAGTCGTACCCCCCTCACCAGAGAGATATGCGCACCAAAGGCATACCAATGCTCGGACATGGTCGCATTTATGACCTGGGTGAGGACTTCATTAAGTGCGATCCGTTTCCTATCCCTGACCACTGGCTTGTCATTGACGGTATGGACTTTGGCTGGGACCACCCGCAGGCACACGTGCAATTGGCATGGGATATTGAGAACGAGGCGTTTTATCTCACTCGTGCTTACAAGGCTCGACAGGTATCTCCGGCAGAAGCATTCAGCGCGGTAAAAGCATGGGCTAACAACGTGCCGACTGCATGGCCTCCTGATGGCCTACAGACAGAGAAAGGCTCAGGTCTTCAGCAGAAGTCATATTACGAAGAGGCTGGCTTCCAGATGCTTCCTGAACACGCTCAGTGGGAAGATGGAAGCAGGGCAGTAGAGCCTGGCTTGTTTGAGATATACGACCTGATGCGAAGGGGTAAGTTCAGAGTCTTCTCAGGCATGCGAGACTTCTTCGAAGAGTACAACTTCTATCACCGCGACGAGAAAGGAAAAATTGTGAAGGTTCGCGACGACATACTCGATGCCGTCCGATACGCCTACATGATGCGTCGCTATGCAATCCGCTTTGCAGACATAAAGAATCCTCCAGTTGAAGAGGATGTCTACGTTCCCTCATCCTCCGGTTGGTAAAAATGGCAGAGACATTAGAGAAAAAACATGAGCGCGTCATGCTCAGGTTTGACCGCGCCTATACGCCGCAGCAAGACGTGCGCGAAAAGTGCATTGAGGCTACGCGATTCGCTCGTGTCCCTGGCGGTCAATGGGAAGGAGCAACAGCAGCGGGAACCAAGCTTGATGATCAGTTCGAGAAATACCCGAAGTTTGAGATTAACAAAGTAGCGACTGAACTTAACCGAATCATTGCCGAGTATCGCAATAACCGCATCACTGTTAAGTTTCGCCCTGGTGACAAAGAGGCCAGCGAAGAATTAGCTAACAAGTTGAATGGCCTTTTCCGTGCTGACTACGAGGAAACAGACGGTGGTGAAGCTTGCGATAACGCATTCGACGACGCCGCAACAGGTGGCTTTGGTTGCTTCCGCTTAACATCGATGCTGGTCAATGAATATGACCCGATGGA